TTTATTCTCCATAATAGTTATATAATTCTTATATGATTTATTACAAATAATTGCAACCACTTTTTAATTAACATGTTAAATTCCTGGTGCAGCCATTTTTATTTTCTCCTTATACTGTGACTTTGAATTTTCTCATTGCTCTTATCTTTAATTCATTTTCCATCTTACCAATGGTCTGATCGAGATATCTTTTTTCTTTTGATATCTCATGGTTGTATGAATAATCATAAGGATGATCTTCCCATAATTTATCTTTGTATGATTTCATACTTCTAATAAATAATTGTATTTCTTTTTCTGCTAATTTAAAATGTGACATTATTCTTCTCCTCTAAATTCTTCCCAATGCCATGAGCATTCATCTTTTTTTATCATCTCGATGATTTGTTTTTTAGCTTGTTCGATAGCTTTTTCATCAAACTCTTTGAAACCTTTAATACATACTCCACTATCAAGCCAAACATCAAAACCAATAATTTCTTGCTTTTTATATTCTTCAATTGTCTTAGGCATCTTTTCTTTCCTCCAATATCTTTGTTAATTTTTCTTCAACTAAATCTTCAAACCAATCACTATCCGTAATCACATCAAATTTATGTTCAAGATAATCTTCTAATAATTTAGACATCTCTAATAGTTTATGGTCTTGTGCTTTTTCTTCCTTGTCACTTGTCCATGGTGTTTGATTTCTCATTTCATTCTCCTTGTTTTCGTAAAGTTGTTTGATTCTAATTAAGGCAACTGCTTTTCCACAAACAGTATCTACCCATTCATGTTTATCTCCATTGACTTCTAAAATAGTCCATTCCCCTTTATGCTCACAATTTTCATTTAGATAATGTTGAACATGAAATGTTTTTCCATATGCATTTACAATGTAAACATTTTTATACTTGGGATGTTTCTTTGATTTCAATTGTTCAGAAAAAGAATATCTCATTTTTTACTCCCTATTCTGATAAATAAATCTTGAGGTATCGAGGATAAATTTTCTGTCCATCCTCGACCACCACATTCTTTGCATGTTACAACTTCTTCATTGCTTATGGGAATGTATCCCTCTCCAACACACTCTTCACATTCAAACTGAAGAGTTGCTCCACTATCTGCTAATGTTGTCAATTGACCATTGATCATTTTACTTCCTCCCTATTTTATCTGTAGGTATCCATTTAATTTTTACGTCTTTAATTAAAAGTTCACATAAAAACTTTAATTGTTTGTGAGTGATACCCTCGTTACAAGTAAATCCATATTCCTCAGAAAAATATTCGTTGAATGATCTCTTGTCTTCTGCAAGATACTCTATCCACAAATCGAGAATACCCTCTTCATCATGAACATCAAATGGAACTCTTTTATTTTGTTCATGAATATCTGATTTATACCAAATGTCATTGAACTTCTTGAGCCATGCCAACTGACCATTGTCCAATGACACTTCTCCTCTACAATAATCGTAGTAAAGATCGTCTGCACTAATCAGAGGATTAAGTTTATTTCTTTGTAACCACCTCTGATATAGTCTTGATAATTTATCGTATGTATTCATTTTATTCCTCCCTAATTGCTAAGATAAAAGAACCAACACAGTTATAAATTTCATAACCTTTAAATCCATCTTTATCGTATGCATTAAAATAATCTCTACTACTTCCAACAAAGTAAGCATCCTTGATACCTAATGAATTGTCATAAAATCTTTCTCTTGTATCTTTTTCTACTTTACGAAAAGATTGATCTTGACATGCATCGACACAATCAATCATTCCATTAAATCTAGATCTTGTAGAGATATACAGATCATCAAAGTTCTTTTTGATAAAACTTTTAATTGTTGCTTTAGTTATTTTACTCATTATATTCTCCTTTCATAAGTAAGTTCATCGTCTTCATTTTGAAAATAAAAATTCTCAATATGACAATTATTATCTTCTATTAAATCAACCATTTTATTTTCAAATTGTTCTCTAGTGACATACTCATAAACACCATCTTCATCACTAACTTGAACCCAAATATTGTAATGCTTGGCTCTATCAATCAGAGCCAAAACATTTTCATAATTACCACTACAAATTTTTTCCATTATTTCCTCCTATTGGTTAAATTGTTGTGCTACTTTTTTTCCTACTTTTGGAAATAGTTTTTCCATTTTATCAATCTTATTGATTGTTATATCCCAATCTCTTTGGGAAAAAGTTCTATCTGAATTTTTCATCATATCTAGTCTAGACTTATAATATGATAGCTTATCATTTAGAAAGTGTAGTGTTTGAATGTAGTTCATTTTTTTCTCCTCTAAAAAGTTTTTTCCTTTATCTTGCATGAGTGTGTTGTAAAAGTCAATACATTTTTACATTTTATTGCAATTAAATTACTTATATAGTCTTTTTCACAACGAAAATAAATTTAAAAATATTTTTGAATATAGGTGTATAAACGTAACAATTGTAACAATGCAATTAAATCAATAGGTTACAAGATCGTTTTTATTACAAATTGTTACATTTATTACACTTCAAATAACACATTAACACATACGAGATTTTGTTTTTTCAAATTTGATTTGGTTGTGAAAATCCCTTATATTAGTTTTCATGGGAAATAAATCAAAACTTACTGCAAGACAAATAGAATTTGCTAAACATTATGTCGAGGGTATTTATTCTGCTCGACAATGTGCAATCAAAAGTGGATATACTGAAGATAGTGCAAGACATCATGCATCTAAATTATTAAATGGTAAAGACTTTCCATTAGTTACTGAATATATAAAAGAACTTCGAGATGAAAGAGAACGAAGATATGGAGTGACTTTAATTGGTCAATTGAAAAGATTATCTGAACTATCACACAAAGCAGAAGAAGAGGGACAATTTTCTGCATCAATAAATGCAGAGAAAACAAGATCTGCATTAGGTGGTTTAACAGTTGATCGAAGAGAACAAAATCATATCCATCAATTAGATAAACTTAGTCGAGAAGAAATTGTTGCAAGACTAAATCAAATTAGATCAGAATATCCTCATGCCTTTATTGATGGTAAATTTAAGAAAGTAGAAGATGTCAGAGAAGAACCTTTGGTTGCTATTGAAGAAAAATCTACCTCCAAAAACACATTATCAAAGAATTGAAAATAGAGTTTCAAATGGGATGTGTGATACATTTTTGTGTCATAATGGTAAATCTGTTTTTATTGAATTAAAAACAACAAAAAACAACAGTATCCTACTCCAAAAGTCGCAGATTGCTTGGAATATGTCACTTTTTTACTCAAAAGGGTTGTCTTTTTTCTTGGTCAAGCACCTCTTGACCTCTGACCTATTTTTATTTGGAGGTGGTCAAGCCATTGAATTAGTTGAAAAAGGCTTACTTGCCAAGTGTCAATTGAAGACCAAAGATATTAAAAAAATCCTGGAGAATGTTCTTGGCAGCAGTTAACATGTTAACTAATCTTGCGTCTTGCGTATTCATGACCGTTTGTGTTTTGTCAATTGTCTTGCGTCTTGCGTCTTGCATTTTATGACCGTTTATATTGTGAATAAAAAAAGAGACTAGAAGGGAGGATTTTCTAGTCTCTCAGATTTTGATAAGTGAGCTATCCCGATTAGCTCACTCATTAGTTAACATGTTAACTTGATGTTTGTCAATTCATGAATTTATTATTGTAAAGTTCAATTTGATCTTCATGAACTATAAAACCATTATCTTTATATAATTCATAATCTTTTTTATCAATCTCTTTAAACTTTAAACCGATAATTTTATTGTATTGTAATACATTGTTTAAGTCAGATTTATCACCATCAATTACTTTACGTCCTAAAAATGTTTCTGGAAAGTCACATTTAAAAACAACAGATATAGGAAAGTTAGTTTTTAATGCAAGTTTAACTTGATTAGAATATTGTAAACGTCCAGAAAAAGAAAAGATTAAATGATAATTTTTTGGTAATTGCTCAAATAACCTTTTTGCTATTTTTGTATAATCAACAAAAATTAAACTTGGATACCTTTCCATTAAACCAGTTTTATAAAATGGATAATCACTAATAGTATTTAATCTTACAAAACCAGTCTTACTGTTAGCAATACATTTTTTATTAAAATTAAATAGCTCTTTATCTAATTGGTTAATAAATCCAATTTTATCATTTAATAAAAATTCAGTCTTTTTTTGTCTGGCAATATTTACCGATTTAAAAACCTTGGCAAATCCAGAAGATTTTAAACATAAATCCATACATCCACCAGATTTTGCGCCCCCACAAATTTTATAATTTGGCATTAATGATAGACTTGCATAATCTGGATTTTTAACACTGGCGTTTTTTATTGCATTCCATTTATATTGATCAAAATATTTCATTGACTTTTTAACTTTGGTATTTGATTGTGTTATTGATAATAATTTCATTTTTTTATTCCTCTTTTTTATTATTATTTTTTAATTGATATTCTTTTATGTGCTTTTTTGTAATAACCTTCTACCCATGTTTTTTTAATATGTGTAATATTAAAATGTGGGTCTTTAGTTTTAATAATTTGCTCTTTTAATTCTTTTATTTGAACATCTAATAATCTTTTCATAGATGTAAAAGAATTATATTGATCAACAATATTTTTATTATTGATTTTTTCAATTTGTTTTTTAAAAGTATTTATTTTCATTTTTTTATCCTTCCTAATAAATATAACTATTTATAACATTTTTTTACAACTATTAAAAGAAAAATAAACTTAACATGTTAACGATTGCCAAGTGTTGCATAAATGCAACAAGTCAAGAAAAATAAACTTAACATGTTAACGATTCCTTGCGTCTTGCGTCTTGTCTTATAGTGACCGTACAAGAGACATGACCGAAGGTCATGACCGTTTATAGCGACCGTAGGGAGCGACCGTAGTGCAGCAAAAAAAATGGGAGCCGAAGCTCCCATCTTCCGAGGTTAAACTCTTGTTATTTTAAAGTCTGTTAAGAACTCTTTGAAGGGAAAACCATTCCGTTTTCCGTGACAGTCTAGTTCAAAAAAAGGAACATGATCAGTTAAATAAATATCTTTTAAACAATCCATCGCATCTTTTTTTGTTTTAAAATATGCAATATGAGAAAAACCAGATGAAGGTCTTGTAGAGATATATAGATCATTAATCCCAGATAAATCAAAACATCCTTGTTCACTATAACTTTTTACTTTCCAACGATATTCCATTATTTAAACTCCTTTATAATTTGAATTATTGTGTAGTTGATTGTTAACAATGATATTGGAAATAATAACAATGCACCATTTGGAACCAATCCATATATTTCGTTAAATGTTAGCACCAGTAAAATTACTGATGCTATTAACATTATCATTAAAGCGATACCTCTTAACATTATCCTCTCTCCTTCCATAAAGTTAATCTTCCATCTGTTGTTGTTTCTTTACCAAAGTAAACTGTTCCTTTCCAACTTGGTAAGATGTCATCTCCACCATACCAGTCTGTTGTCTTGAAGTATTTATTCTTGTAAGGATTGTAAGTTACTTGATCTACATCAGAACTTCTTGAGTGTCCTTTACCGAGTGTCCAAGAAGATCTCCAGTTACCTTTAACAAAAGCATGAACATACTTCTTTTTTTCTGCCACAACTTTTTGTCTAGTTTTTTCATGGACAATGAACTGGGCGTTATCTAGTCTGATCATGTCGATGTATCCAACTGTGATCCATCTTTTTTTGCCTTCAGAATTTGGAACATACATTTGAACAGAGTTTGTATCCTTCGTAAGATTTCTGAACATTCTAACTTCTGTTCCATCTCCTAAACTTTTTTTGTTTAAATAATCTTTCATTTTTTAACCTCGTTTTTGTTTCTGTTAAGTATAGATTACAAAATACACAACTAATTGCAACAATAAAAGTTAAACCATTGATTTCATTGAATAAATTAGCCTATCAACTCATTAACATGTTAATTATCCAAATGTTCATGTTTCGTTCCGTTAACATGTTAACTATTCATCTAGGTATTCCTAAACAAGTTAACCATTATTATTTATTACTTAACATGTTAACTATCGGGTAACTTATTCTATTTCTATATTTACTTAACATGTTAACTATCCCCCTCCCCCCATATAACGGGGGCAGTCGTATACACGCATGTCATGTCATGTTAGCTTGATAAATTCATTGAAATATATTATCGTTTGAAAATGTACAATGAACAGTGGACACATATCATTTTAGGAGTGTGGGGTTACGCATTCTTATGTGGTTATTTTTTGGGATAAATGAATCTAGACGCACTGCCTAAAGAGGTGTTACAAGAACTTCTTGGACTTGAGGAGCAGAAGAAGAAACTTGAGACTCGTGAATTAGCGAGGGATAAGTTTATGGCTTATGCTAAACATGTCTATGAGGGTTTTATTGAAGGACGGCATCACAGAATAATTGCTGAGAAGCTAGAAGCCATTGCCAACGGACAATTGAAAAGATTAATTATCAATATGCCGCCGAGACATTCGAAGTCAGAACTAGCATCCTATCTCATGCCTTCGTGGTTTTTAGGAAGAAACCCTAAATTAAAGATTATACAAGCTACCATGAACACGGAACTTGCGGTAAGATTTGGTAGAAAGGTTCGTGACCTCATCGCTGATCCTATCTATAGCGATGTTTTTCCAGACACGGACTTGAAACAGGATAGCCAGGCGGCTGGAAGATGGGAAACGAGCCGTGGCGGGGAGTATTTTGCAGCAGGGGTGGGAGCCGCAATGACGGGTCGTGGTGCAGATTTGTTAATCATTGATGATCCACATTCTGAGCAAGACGCTATGTCTTCAACAGCGTATGACAATACATACGAGTGGTACACTTCTGGACCACGACAAAGATTACAACCTGGGGGAACCATCATCATTGTGCAAACAAGATGGTCAAAGAAAGACCTCACGGGAAGATTAATTACAGATCAAGCAAAAGATGCTATGGCAGATCAATGGGAAGTGGTCGAGTTTCCAGCGATACTTCCTAATGATAAACCTTTATGGCCCGAATTTTGGAATGCAGATGAATTGTTAAAGGTCAAGGCTTCACTGTCCATTGGCAAGTGGAATGCACAATGGCAGCAGAATCCAACCAGTGAAGAAGTTGCCATGGTCAAGCGTGATTGGTGGCAGTTATGGGAAAGAGAGGACACACCAAGACTTGATTATATAATTCAAAGTTACGATACGGCTTACAGTAAAAAAGAAACAGCAGACTATAGTGCCATAACCACATGGGGTATTTTTGAGCCGAAGGAAGATGGTGAACAACATATTATTTTATTAGATGCGACAAAGGGAAGATGGAACTTTCCAGAGTTGAAGTCGATAGCGATAGAGCAAAACGAATATTGGGAACCCGACATGATGCTCATTGAGGCGAAGGGATCGGGTCAACCTTTGGCAGATGAGATGAGAATGATTAATCTTCCCGTGGTTACTTTTAGTCCTGGAAGACGTAAAGGGGGTAACTTGGATAAGGTTACAAGGATGCATATGGTATCTCCTATTTTCGAATCTGGAAAAGTGTGGTATCCTAATTCAAAGTTTGCAGACGAGGTTATAGAAGAAGTAGCTTCGTTTCCAAATGGAGATCATGATGACTATTGTGATAGTATGACGATGGCTATTATGAGATTTAGACAAGGTGGTTTTATATCACTAAAAGGTGAGGATGAGCCAGAAGATTGGTTTCCTCGAAGAGCGAGAGAATATTATTAGGAGCATATAAATGAGTGTTTACACAAAAGAACAACAAACCCGCACTGTTACAAACAAAGAAACTGGTAAAACTAAAGTATTTAAGAGCACTGGTATAGATGCAAAGGGCAAACATTTTTTTACGTCTTTAGATAATGCAAAACAAAGAGAGTTTGCAACTGGAGAAAAACCTTCTTTAAAAACAGGTATTCCAGTGGGAAGAACATCAAAAGGTGAACTAGGTGTTTTAAAAACAGAAGACAAAAAATCTAGTCCAAAAGTGGGAGTCTTAACTGGCAGAAGAGCGAAAAGAACTGTTAGAGGAGACATCACTAAAAAGATGAACATGGGTGGTGTGATGAAGAACCGTGGAGGAACTTTCAAAGGCACTTTCTAATGAACAGACTTTTTAAAATCAGAAGAAAACTAAACAAGAAGCCGACCAGAAAAGTAAGAATAGTCAAGAACAGATTTTCTGATATACTGGCTCCAGGCAAAAAAAGAACTACGAGGATTACATAATGGCAGAACGAGAAATAGCAGGAATGGTCGAAAAGGCAATGGGCGCTGGTGGAGATGTCATGCCAGAGGAAGATAGTTTAGATATCGAGCTACCATCAACCATGGAAGAACTACCAGAGGGAGTTGAACTTGCTACAGAAGAAACTGTAGAAGTTGTAGCAGAACCTTATGATCATGACGCTAATTTAGCTGAAGTTTTAGATGAATCTGTTTTAGGTTCCTTATCTTCAGATTTACAGTCAAAAGTTAGAGAAGACATGGAGTCAAGAGCCGATTGGGAAGAAGCCATTGCCAAGGGACTTAATTTATTAGGAATTAATTACGAAGATAGAAGTGATCCTTTTCTTGGTGCAAGTGGGGTAACTCATCCACTTTTGTCAGAGGCAACAACACAGTTTCAGTCCCAAGCTTATAAAGAGATGTTGCCAAGTGGAGGGCCTGTAAAGACTCAAATACTTGGTGTGCCAACAAAACAAACAGAAGATCAAGCTCAAAGAGTAAAAGATTTCATGAATTATCAGATTATGGAAGTTATGGAAGAGTACGATCCAGACACAGATCAGATGTTATTTTATTTGCCATTGACTGGTTCTACTTTTAAAAAAGTTTACTTTGATCCAACAAAACAAAGAGCAGTATCTAAGTTTGTTCCAGCAGAAGATTTAGTTGTTCCATACTCTGCGTCAGATTTAATGACGGCTGAGAGGGTTACACATGTAGTTAAAATGTCTTATAATGATATTCGTAAACTACAAGTAGCAGGAGTATATAGAGATGTGGAGTTATCTACTACAGATTCTGGAGAAGATGAAGGCAGTATCCAAGAAACTTCTAATGAGTTGCAAGGACTACATCCAAACTATTCTGATGATGTGTACACTTTATTGGAAGTCCATGTTGACCTCGACTTGGAGGGTTTTGAGGATCCGAATGGCATTATGTTGCCGTACATTGTCACGATCGATGAAAATTCGAACCAAGTTTTGTCGGTGGTTAGGAACTTTAGGGAACAAGATCCGTTAAGACGTAAGAGACAATACTTCGTACATTTTAAATTTTTACCAGGTTTTGGCTTTTATGGCTTTGGTCTTTTACATACAATTGGTGGATTGTCTCGTGCAGCCACCTCAATATTAAGGCAGTTAATAGATGCAGGTACTTTATCAAATCTTCCAGCAGGTTTCAAAGCGAGGGGTGTTCGTATTCGTAATGATGACGAGCCTCTTAATCCTGGTGAGTTCAGAGACATCGATGTCCCAGGTGGGGATCTCAAAAATTCAATCATTCCATTGCCATACAAGGAACCATCTGGCACATTAGCACAATTACTAGGGGTTGTTGTAGATTCTGGTAGACGTTTTGCTCAAGTTGCAGACGCAAAAATATCAGATGTGAACTCACAAGCACCCGTTGGCACGACAGTTGCTTTGATTGAACAAGGTTCAAAGATTATTTCAAGCATACATAAGCGTTTACATTACGGACAAAAGCAAGAGTTTAGAATGTTGGCAGAGATTTTTGCAGAAAATCCAGTGCCATACCCTTATTTTGTAGGTAATATTGCACCAGAAGTAATGCAACAAGACTTTGATGGACGTATTGATATACTTCCAGTAAGTGATCCGAGCATATTTTCTATGGCACAACGCTTGTCATTGGCTCAAACACAGTTACAAATGGCACAACAAGCTCCACAGATTCATAATCAGTACGAAGCTTTTAGAAGAATGTACGATGCACTCGATATTAAGAACATCGATAGCATTTTACCTCCTCCACAACCGCCTGCACCAGTAGATCCAGCGACAGAAAACGCTAATTCTATCAAGGCAGCGCCGCTTCAAGTTTTTCCAGAGCAAGATCATGAGGCACATGTCCGTGCTCATGTGACTTTTTTAGGAACTCCAGCCTCTCAAGTCAATCCACAAGGGTTTGCATTGCTACAAGCACATGTTCAAGAGCATGTTGGACTCATGGCAAGAGACCAAGTGACTAAATTCTTTCAAATTTCTGTTCAAGAGGCTCAATCAAGAGGTGAACCAGTTCCTCAAATTGATCCAGCAGCTATTGAAGCAGCGATTGCACAACAAATTGGTGAAATATTGAATGAAGTTATGCCTTCATTACAACCACAACAACAAGTTGACCCACTTGTAGCAATTAGACAACAAGAATTAGAGAATGATACGGCTGAAATACAAAGAAAAGTCGCAAATGATCAGATGAACTTCCAAATTGACCAAGCAAAACTAAAACAAGCGTTTGATTTGGCACAACAAAGGTCTGGATTACAAGAAAAAATAGCCGAAGATCGTAATGATGTTAATATTTATCGTATTAACACACAAGCTGCACTAAGGAAGTAAGATATGTTAGATCCTGCCTCAATCGGTATAGCCATAACAGCGGCTAATACGGCATTTAATGCAATTAAGCGCGGTTTTGCAGCAGGCCGCGAAATTGAGTCCATGGGAAAAGACCTCTCACGTTGGATGGGAGCGGTTTCAGATGTGGAAAATACTGAGAAGTCCGCGAAGAACGTGTCACCACTTATAAAATTGTTTAAAGGAAAAGAAATAGAAGCCTCTGCTATAGAAGCATTTACTGCAAAGAAAAAGTTAGAAGCACAAAGACAAGAACTTAAATCATTTTTGAATTTTCACTATGGGCCCCAATCATGGAACCAGATTTTGGCTATGGAGGCTGAGATAAGAAAAAAAAGAAAAGAGGAGATTTATGCCAAACAGGAGCTTATAAGAAAAATATGGGAATATATTGGGTGGTTTGTTTTATTCTGCACAGTTGTAGGCTTTATATTTTTTCTTGCATGGCTTTGGAAAGAAAGGAGAGGCTGATATGGATGGAAGTATGATACTTGATGCTTGGAATAATCTAGGCTGGATTGACGGTATTTTATTTACTTTTTGGTTATTTATTCTATATTATGGTAAATGTTGGATAGATGAAAGGTTTAAAAAATGATACAATGGTTGATTAACATGTTAACAAAAGATGGAAGAGTTGGCTTAAGTAAAGCCAGAGAACTATCTCAACACAGACTTCATACAACGAAGTATGAAGATTTGTGTATGTAAGGGGAAAAGATGCTACAGTTTTTAGGACCAATAGCTAATTTAGCTGGCACTTGGTTACAAAACAAGGTAGAGAAAACAAAAGCAGATGGTCAAGCCAAAGTTGCTGAAGCTAAAGCTCGTGCAACAGTTGCAAAGAAAGTAGCAGCTGGTGAGGTTGAGTGGGAAGGCAAAATGGCAGAGGCTACAGATAATAGTTGGAAGGACGAGTTCGCCTTAGTAGTCCTTCTGACCCCCGCAATTTTAGTCTTCATTCCTGGCATGAGAGATCATGTACATAAAGGTTTTGAAGTATTATCTACGCTACCAGACTGGTATCAGTATTTATTGTTTATTGCAATATCAGCATCGTTTGGAATTAAGGGCGTTGGTCAAGCAGCCAAAATGTTACGAAAGAAGTGACACAAGATTTATTTAGACATTTGAGGATACACACTATGACTAAAAAGAATAAGCTAAAAAAAGTAATTAAAGGATTAAGTAAAGCATCTAAGACACATGCAAAACAAGCTAAAGTTTTAAAAGGTATATTAAAAAATGGCAAAAAAAGATCCTAAAGTTGGGACTGGTAAAAAACCAAAAGGCTCTGGCAGGCGTTTATATACGGATGAAAATCCTAAGGACACGGTTAGAATTAAGTTTGCTACGGAGAAAGATGCCAGAGAAACTGTTGCCAAGGTTAAGAGAATCAATAAACCTTTTGCGAGAAAGATACAAATACTTACAGTCGGTGAGCAAAGAGCAAAGGTCATGAAGAAAACAAAAGTGGCAAGTATATTTAAAAAAGGCAAAGAATCGATAAGGAGAGCACATGGCAAGAGTTAGGCAGTTTGCAAATGATATGGGAATGTCATATAATCAAGCTAAGAATCTAGTTAACAAAGGAAGAAAACTCAAAGATGGAGGTTCTTCTGTATTGGAGAGTACAATGAATAAAGTAAAACCGATCAAAGCAGCTAAAGGAAAATTCCCAGATCTAAGTGGTGATGGTAAAACAACCATGAAAGATATTCTTATTGGCAGAGGTGTTATCGAGAAGAAAAAAGGAGGAACACTAAACTACAGAGAAGGTGGTCAGTTTAGAGGTTGTGGTGCTCAAATAAAAGGTAAGAAGTTTAAAGGTATTTTCTAGTGGTTGATTCTGATTTTAGTGAAGGTTTTACCGAGGAAGAAGATGAGGCAAGAGGTGGATACTATGGCACAGATGATAGTGGTCGATTTACAGGCTATGATATAGCTGCTGCAACAGAAGCGTCACTTCCAGGCCAAACATTAAGTCAATCAGAGTTTAATGCAGCTAAAGGAATAACTGCAACTAACCCTTTTCCAGATTCTTTTTTTTCACAGTTGTTCGGTCCAGAAAGAGTAAGTTATGCTGGTATGGGTATTGATATCCCAGGCATAGCAAATTTAGCCTATGACAGATACAAAAATCCCCTTACATCCGAGGGAACTTTAAGAGAAGGATTGTCAAAAGGAGAACAAACAACTTTTGGAGAAGTTGTTTCTATAGATAAACCTCAAACCACTGGACAAACAATAGCTAGAACTGTTTTTGGATTAGGGAGTCCATTAGGTCCAATAGCAAGTTTGATAGGAAAAGATCAATTAGCATTAGCACCAAATACTGGATTAAATTTTAAAGGATCACCAAATTACGATCCTAAACTTGATCCAAATAGTCCAGAATATGCAGGCCCACAATCTCTTCTTGGGGGAATAGGTAGAACACTAGAAGAGTTAACATTTGGTGGTGCAAGACCAGTAACTAAGACTGGTCAAGGAATAATGGATTTAATACAAGGTCAAGATGCAGAAAGAGCCATGGGTGGTTACGAAACTTTCGATGGAAAAAAGATGTAATGAAAGTCACTGACTTTTTATATAATTACAAAAAAGCCTTGAATACTCGAATAGAAGATATTAGTATTTCCTTGACGAGTGGAAATGCTTCTGATATGGAGGCATATAAAGCAATGGTAGGTGAAATACAGGGTCTAACCTACGCATTAGAACAATTAAGCACCCTGCTGGAGAAAACAGACGATGACTTTAATAGTACCTGATTATGTATTAAAGCAACGACAAGCAAAAGAAAAAGCTGATAAAGAAGCTAAAGAAAAATCCCTAACAGAAAGAGTACCTCAACCCACTGGATGGCGAATCCTAGTCATGCCTTATATGGGAAAGGAAACAACAGAGGGTGGTATACATGTTCCAGATTCTGTTAGAGAGAAAGAAGCGAGAGCAACTGTTGTTGCTTATGTGGTTAAGTTAGGACCACTTGCATACAAAGATTTTGATAAGTTCGGAGAAGAGGGACCATGGTGTAAGGAAGGCGACTGGGTTTGTATTGGTCGTTATGCTGGGTCACGATTCCAAATAGAAGGAGGAGAAGTTAGGATAATCAATGACGATGAAGTCATTGCAACCATTGTTAATCCCGATGACATCAAAACATACGGAGCTTAAGTATGCCAGAAAACATCGAGAAGAAAGAGCCTCTTCCAGAAGAAGAGGGTCAAGTTATTGAACTAGACGATGCAGAAGAAAAAGAAGAAAAAGAAGACGTTCAACCAGAATCTAATGAGAACAGACCTGCTGTTGAAGTTAAAAAAGAAGAGGAAAAAGAAGAAGACGATCTCTCTGATTATTCAGCCTCAGTAAAAAAGCGAATTGCTAAACTAACTAAAAAATTTAGAGATGAAGAAGAGCAAAGACTCGCTGCAGTAGAGTTTGCAGAGTCTGTTAAAAAGCAGAATGATGAACTCAAAGCAAAACTGAATAAACTAGACACAACATATGTTGGTGAGTTTGATACCAGAGTGCAATCTCAAGCTGTTGCTGCTAAAGAGGCTTACAGAAAAGCTTATGAGGCAGGTGACGCTGATGCGATGTATGAAGCTCAACAAGCTATTTCCAAAATTGCTTTAGAAGAAGCAAGATTAAACCAACTCAAACAAGAAAGAGAAGAGGAAGCTAAAAAAGCAGAAGCAAATGGCGCTGCACCTGCTCCAGCACAACCTGCTCCAACGGCTCCTCCTCCTCCAAAACCAGACCCTAGAGCAGAGGAATGGGCAAGTAAAAATGAGTGGTTTGGACAAGATCAAACGATGACTTATGCTGCTTTTGGCATACATAAGACATTAATTGAAGAAGAGGGTATTGATCCTAACACAGAAGAGTATTATACTGAACTAGATAATAGGATTAAAACGGAATTTCCACATAAGTTTGGAGAGACCAAAAAGTCCTCTGGCCCCAGAGTCGCCTCTGCTGGAGCCACCGCCTCTAAGTCGGCATCGCAAAAGGGACGCAGAACAGTCAAATTAACTCCTTCGCAAATAGCAATTGCGAAAAGGTTAAATGTTCCGCTAGAAGAATACGCTAAGTATGTAAAGGAGTAGAATATGGCTATAGATAGAACAACACGACAAAATAAAAGTCGTGCAAATAACGCAAGGAGACAACCTTGGCAACCTCCAGCAAAGCTGGATGCACCTCCTCCTCCAGAGGGGTTTGAACATAGATGGATTAGAACCACCATTCGTGGTGAGGATGATAAATCAAATGTTTTTTCCAGAATGAGAGAAGGATGGGAACCAGTTAGGGCAGACGAATATGGGTCCGAAGCTGATAAGTATCCAGTGATAGAAGAAGGTAAAAACAAAGGAATTATTGGTGTCGGTGGTTTAATGTTGGCACGAATACCCACAGAAACGGTGCAAGAGAGAACTGAATATTTTCGGGATCAGACCCGCAATCAATTGAAAGCCGTGGACGAAAACTTGATGAGGGAACAACATCCCTCGATGCCTATCAGTGTTGATAGGCAAAGTCGTGTAACTTTCGGAGGGAAAAAATCCTCCGAGTAACTAATAAAGGAGTAATAAATGGCTAATGCAAATGTAGCTTTTGGACTCAAGCCTGTAGGAATGCACGGTTCAAGTCCAGCGACTCAAGGTACGAGTCAATACTTTATTGCTAGTGATGCTTCCGCGATTTTTCAAGGTTCACCAGTTGTAGCTGAATTGACTGGAGGGACTATTGCAATTGCTTCAGCAACAGGCGATGGACAACAATTAGTTGGTGTCTTTGCAGGTTGTGAGTATGTGGATGCAACTACTGGCAAGTTAAAGTTTAGTAATACATGGCCTGGAAGTGGGTCAGCAAATACTAACTTTGACATCAAAGGGTTTGTGTATGACAATCCATTTCAGAGATTTATAATCGCAAGTGATGGAACAAACACTGACAGAGCAACAGCTAAAGTTGACATATTTAAAACGGCTGCTATGGCAGACGGAGCAAGTGGTAATACTACAACTGGTATTTCTTCTGCTAAGTTAGATATATCAACAGCAGATAACACAGATACTTCAGATGCTTTGAGAATTCTTGGTATTCATGAAGATGTGACTAATGCTGATCATAGTGCTGCTGGTGTTTCATACATAGTTCAAATAATCGATCATGCCTTACTAGGTAATGACGTAGACGCAACTATATCTTAAGGAGGGTATAATATGGCTATTTCAAGAGCACAACTCGCCAAAGAATTAGAGCCTGGCTTAAACGCCCTCTTTGGTATGGAGTATAATAGGTACGAAGGACAACATGCAGAAATCTACGATACTGAGTCATCTGACAGAGCATTCGAAGAAGAAGTAATGTTGAGTGGTTTCGGAGCAGCACCGACTAAGCAAGAAGGTTCTGGTGTCACATTTGATGACGCAAACGAAGCTTACACTTCAAGATATAACCATGAGACTGTAGCAATGGCTTTCTCAATAACAGAAGAAGCTGTAGAGGATAACCTTTACGACAAGCTTTCTGCTCGTTATACAAGAGCACTTGCTAGATCAATGGCACACACAAAGCAAGTAAAAGCTGCAAACGTATTAAACAATGCGTTTACTGCTGGAGCAACTGCTGGTGGTGATGGTAAAGCATTATTAGCAACAGATCACCCACTAACAAATGGTGGAACTTTTGCTAACGAGCCAACTGTCGCAGCCGACCTTAACGAAACATCTTTAGAAGATGCTTTAATTAAGATTGCAGGCTTTGTGGATGAGAGAGGATTAATTATCGCTCTAAGAGGAATGAAACTAATTATTCCAAGACAACTACAGTTTGTCGCAGAGAGATTGTTAAACTCTAACTTAAGACCTGGAACAGCAGATAATGATGCTAACGCAATGAGAAACATGGGAATGTTACCTCAAGGCTATGTCATCAATGATTATCTAACTGACACAGATGCATTTTTCATTAAGACAGATGCACCAAATGGTCTTAAGCATTTCGAAAGAATGCCAATGGCAACAGCTATGGATCCAGACTTTGACACAGGAAACATGAGATATAAAGCAAGAGAGAGATATTCTTTCGGCTTCTCAGATCCTCGTTCATTATTTGGTTCACCTGGAGCTTAATAAAAAATAATTATATTTTTGGGGTGACTCTTTGCAGTCACCCTTTTTTTATGTATAATAAAGAAAACCTTGACAGTTACATGGTGTAACTGACAATTGCCAAGACAAGGAGTATAACATGGCTAACACAACTTTTTCGGGTCCTATTAGATCCAAAAATGGGTTTAAGAATATTATCGAGAACTCAACAACTGGTGCTATCAGCAGTGAGATGACACTTTCTGTTTACACTGCAACTGTTACAGTTGCTAGTGGTGCAACAACTGGTAAAGAATCTGCAATCGGAATACCTTCAAACTTTCTTCCTTTAGCAGTTATGATTGCCGTAACTGGTGCAGCTTCTAACAGTGTTACATTAAACGATATAGGTACAGATGCAGACACAGATGGATTTGTTGATGGTATATCTGCCGCAGTAAATAGCACAGGTTTCAAAGGCTTCTTTCCATGTAATGGAGTTCTAGGAATGTCTGGAGGAACAACAACTGCTGCTACAGAAACAGCAGACGAAGTAGAGATTGTTCTTTCTGGTGATCCAGGAGCGGATACTACAGTAGTGATGAAGTTTCTTGGAGTATCAAGCTCATCTGATGCTTCTTAGTAGGAGGCTATAATGGCGACAAGATCTGACGTAAAAGCCTTTAATGTAAATCAAGGAGCTTCTGCTGCTTTGATAGGACCTGCAAGGTCAAGAATAAGACAGATAGTTATCTTTGCAGATGCAGCGGGTGCTTTGACCATAACAGATGGTAATGGTGGAGCTACATTAATAGCACAAAGTTATCCAACTGGATTACATACTCTTAATATTCCAGACAATGGTATATTAGCAGAGAGTGGTGCATACCTATCTGCATTTACTGGTAGTAATAATAAGCTCACTATATTTTTATCGTAATGGCTAGAACAAGAGACAAGCAACCTCCTAAAACCAAAAAGTATTTTCGCTCCACCAAATCTGGGGCGGGAATGACAAAGGCTGGGGTTGCTCGTTATCGAAGAGAGAATCCAGGCAGTAAATTAAAAACTGCCGTTACTGGTAAAGTTAAACCAGGCAGTAAAGCTGCAAAAAGAAGAAAATCATTTTGTGCAAGAAGTGCAGGCCAGATGAAAAAGTTTCCAAAAGCAGCTAAAAATCCTAATAGTCGTTTAAGACAAGCAAGGAGAAGATGGAAATGTTAAAACCCAAAGAAATAATGAATGGAGTTTCTGTTGTTCTTGTTGCTGGATCTATTGCATGGATAGTTACCACTCTTATTGAGGTAGATAAAAGAACTGCTGTTACTGTAGTAAAGGTTGAAGAAAACCACAAAATGTTACATACTTTGTGGATAGATTTTATTAATAGAAAGACAATTGATGGCAATCTCGCGGGGATCAATGTCCCAACAAATAACAAAAGCACCAGGTAAAAGGAAGTGGAGTGCTAAGAGGAAGAGGAAAATCAATTGTGCCAGACCTCGTGGATTTTCTGAAAGAGCACATTGTGCCGCTAAAAAAAGGCGAGGTAGTAAGAGGTGAACCTCAAAAGGTTTGTCTTAGATGTAAAAAAAGACAGTGGATGTGTACCTGCTGGAAACTAATGAAAGGAAAATATTATGCCTAAAGACGCATGTTATCACAAAGTAAAAGCCAGATATAAAGTTTTTCCATCGGCTTATGCATCGGGCGCTATTGCAAAATGTAGAAAAGTTGGTGCAGCCAATTACGGAACTGGTGGTAAAAAGAAAAAGAAAGCAATGGGTGGTGGATTAAACGCTGCTATTGAAAAGGTAAAAAAAGAAACAATGACTGCCAAAGAGGGCAAAGTTGTTAGAATGACTAAGCGAAAATCAAAAAATAAAAACATAGCCAGAGGTTGTGGTGCTATAATGTCTGCTCGAAGAAAGAAAACAAAGTATTCATAATGGCTGTAAGAAAAACAAAAAAAGGTCTAGCTTTAAAACGATGGTTCAAGGAGGACTGGAGAGATGTTAAAACGGGCAAAAAATGTGGTCGTCAAAAAGGTGAAAAGCGTGGTACACCTTATTGTAGACCGAGTAAAAGAATTAGCAAGAAAACTCCGAAGACTGTTTCGGAGATGACAGCAACAGAAAAAAGAAGTAGAATAAGACAAAAGAATCGTCTAGGTCAACCAGCAGGCGCTCCTAGAAGAGTTAAATCATTAAAGAGAAGGAAAAAATAATGCCAATAGTTATTAAACCAAAAAGTATTAAAAGTTTCACAAACAAAGGTAAAGATAAAATCGGTGGTGGTGGAATGGACATCGGAAAAACACCTAAGAAGAAAACTAAAAAAATGATGGGTGGCACAATGAAAAAGCCAGTTATGGCTAAAAAAGGTAAAATGAATAAATTAAATCCTGGTTTAAAAGCTTACTTAGCTAAAAAGAAAAAAACAAAAAAGAAGAAATAAATGGCAACTTCAAACTCAAGAGATTTTGATTTAGATGTAGGAGAACTCATTGAAGAGGCATATGAAAGATGTGGCTTAGAGATGAGAAGTGGTTACGATGCTAAAACTGCAAGACGTTCTTTGAATCTCATGTTTGCTGATTGGGCAAACAGAGGACTTAACTTGTGGACTGTAACTCAAGAAACAAAATCAGTAACATCTGGCACGGCTACCTATACTTTATCTAGTGAGTTTGTTGATCTATTAGAAGTTGTTTTAAGGAACAGTTCTGGAACTGATTTTACTCTTACACAGATGAGTCGTGGTGAATATTTAAGAATACCTAACAAAGGTAATACTGGACAACCAAGTCAGTATTTTTTTGATAGACAAACAACACCAACAATAACTCTTTGGTCTACACCAGATACATCTTATACTCTTGTTTATTATTATGTAAGAAGAATACAAGATGCAGATGCTTTAGTTAACACAACAGATGCACCTTTTAGATTTTTACCGTGCATGGCTGCAGGACTTGCTTACTATATATCTATAAAAAGAGCACCAGAGAGAATACAAATATTAAAAAGTGTTTACGAGGAAGAATTTCAAAGAGCCATGTCAGAAGATGCAAACAGCACACCACTTAAGTTAACACCGAATATATCATACTTGAGGTACTAATGGCTAGGTATGCAAGTGGCAAGAAGGCTTGGGGTTATTCAGACCGATCTGGATTTCGTTATCGTCTTCGTGATATGATAAAAGAATGGAATGGATTAAAAGTAGGTATCGATGAGTATGAGCCTAAACATCCACAGTTAGAACCTAATTATCCAGGACCAGATCCAACAGCTTTATATGAGCCAAGACCAGATTCAAGATCAGAAGTGACCGTAGAGAACTTGTTAACCTTAAATCCATTTTTATCTGGTTCCTCTGGAAGTGCTGTTATAACAGTTATTGAAAGAAGTCATGGTAGATCAACAAGTGACACAGTGCGTTTTAGAGATGCCATAGGTTTTGATGGTTTTACTGCAACGGTTTTGAATAATTCCTCTGGATATGCTATAACTAAAGTTAACGATGATACATATACTTTTACAGCAAGTAGTGGAACGGCTACAACAGGAAACACAAGAGGTGGGGGTGGTTCAGTTACGGCTGGGCCTGCAACATTGGGGACATAAATGAGTTTTACAAAAGCAACATTAACGACAGCAATACAAGACTACACAGATAACAGTGAGACTACATTTGTAAATAATATTCCTAATTTTGTAAAAGCAGCAGAAGAGAAAATATTAAAAAGTGTGGACTTTGATTATTTTAGAAAAAATGCAACAAGCACATTAACGTCTTCTGATCAATTTTTAACAGTGCCTAACGATTATTTGGCATCGTTTTCTTTACAAATCACAACCGCTGGATCTGAAAGTTTTCTTTTACAAAAAGATGTGAATTTTTTAAGAGAGTATACACCAGCAGCTTCAACAACTGGACTACCTAAATATTACGCTAGATTTGATGAAAACAATTTCATATTAGCACCCACACCAAATAGTGCATATACAATCGAATTACATTATTTTTACAGACCTGCTAGTTTGACCGCAGGTGCAGATGGTGGTACAACTTGGTTAAGCACTAATGCACCTTTCGCCTTGCTTTATGGTTCTCTTGTAGAGGCATATAGTTTTATGAAAGGTGAGCCAGATGTGCTACAAAATTATAATGGATTATATTCGCAATATCTTGAGAGACTAAAGGACTTAGGTGAAGCAAGAGAAAACACAGATGGTTATAGAGTTGGTCTACCATCAAGACCGAGAACATAGGAGTAAAAGATGGCAACAGCAAATGCAGCAACCAATTATCTAGAAAGAAGATTATTACATTTTTTATTTAAAAATAATTCTCTTTCTTTTAGTTCACCTGGAGACAGTATTTATGTAGGTCTTGCAACAGCAGTAAGTGCAGCAGAAACTGGAACAGTTACAGAAGCAACATTTACAAACTATGCAAGACAACAAGTTACTGCGGCAAACTGGACTTTAGTAGGGTCAGACTCAACCGATCA